GACTTCAGCGCGGCATCGCTGCGCTTTGATGCCGTTTCGGCGAAGTATTGCGCGAGCGCGTTGGCCCCCTCGTCGAAACGCCCCTGCCATCGCTTGACCAGATCGCGGATTGCGGCACGCAGCGCGGAGGCCGGGTTGACTTCGTCTCGCGCAAGGATCGGCTCATGGGCGCGGTACGCGGCGCGCACCCAGTAGAGGATCGAGGCGTTCATCTCGTCGATGAGCGCAACAAGCCTGTTGCGGTAGCAGGCTTCGATACCGGCGTTCGGGCGGACGGGGCGGAGGACGGTTTCGTTCTTCGACCGCTTGCGAGGCATCGCTATGCCGCCTGCTTTGTCTCGCCGCCGCTCTCAAGCTCAGCCCGGATCGCACCACCGGAGCCGCGCGGGGCAAGACCTTCCTCTTCCTCCTGCTTCAGATCAGGCACTTCGTCGGGGTCGAGCGCGGTGAATGGCAACTCGGGATCATTGACGATGCGGTGGCGCACCTCTTCGGGAGATAGGGCGCCGAGATCGACATAGACCTGATCGCGATCGGCCTCCTGCTTCTGCTTCTCCGCGATTTCCTTCGCCGTCAGTTCGCGCAGCGGCTCCCAGCGGTGGGTGATTTCGGGATCGATCTCGCCCCACAGCGACAACTGCTGAAAGCGGATGATCTTGGTGAGATGGGGATCGAGCAGCCGCATCTGATAGGCGCCCATCGTGTCGTCGTAGACCTTGATCTCACCTTCCGATGATGCGTTCAGGCCCGCGGGCTGGATGCCGGTAAACTTCACCAGCGGGATTCTGGATACCGACGACATGTGCTCCTGCGCCTGGGCCTGCAACTCATGCAAGCCGGAGAGCTGAGCGGAGACGTTCTTGAAGTCCTCGCTATTCTTATTGACAACCATCAAGCCTTGGTTGTCACGCAGGAGATTGAACAGTGCGACGCGGTTGAGCAGGCCGCCGGCGGCACCGGGTGCAAGCTGGGTTGCAAGATCGGTCATCAGAACCATGACCGAGAACGAATGGATCAGCGCCGCGATGCTCTCTCGGGTCTGCAGCCAGATATCGACGTAGGGCTTCGCCATCTGCGACATCGAGAGGCCGCCGAATGCATAGGCGGGCTTCAGCATGTCGGGGACCGGATGGCCGATGAACGGCAGCAGCCGGGAGACGTGGATTTCCGTCCCCATCACATACCAGACTGTTGGCCTGTACCAGTCCGCCCGCAGCGGGTTCATCGCGTTGTAGGTGGTCGGGTAGGCCCACACCGGTTCAACGGTTTGCAGCCGCCGCAACGACCCCTGCTTGATCTTGCTCCGGCTCAGGTCTCCGGTACCGTCTCCGATCGGGGTTGCCAGTTCACCCTTCCGGTCGTCGATGTCGGCGCCGGTGTCGATGAACAAGTGCATGCGGCCGAAAAAGCCGTCGTCACGCGCGACGGTGTAGAACCGGTCCTGTACTTCAAGCCGCTTCTGATCCTCCTTGAGTTCCTTGACCTTGTCGGTCTTGCCGGCGCGGTCAAGGCGCTTCCTGCGTTCGTCGGGATCGGCGCGGCGCTCCTGCTCGCCTATCGGATCGCGCTCGGAGCGGCGGCGGTTTTCGTTTTCGTCACCGGTGACATCGAAGTCGATCCACTTCCGGGTCGCATCGTCGGCAATAGTTTCCGACATGATCCGGTATTCTGGACGCTGCGCTAGTTCGGCCAGATAGGGGTAGCCGGGGAAGAACAGCCCTTCCGCGGTGACGTTGGCATAGATCGATCCGGCCCATTCGCCCGAGGCCCACGCCGTTCCAGGCAATGCATCCATTGCCATCCGCACCGGCTCCGGCGGCATGGCCTGCGGCGGGAATTTCGGCAGCTGGAACGGGTTGAGGTGGGGAACCTCAGAGCGGGATCGCTTGCCGCGCGCCAGTATGCGCTCCAGCAGATCGGCTGGGATATGCAGGCTTTCGGATTTCGGTGTGGCCGGCTCCGGCTTCGCCGCGGGCTTGGCTTCGCGCTTCGCCTTCGCTCTCGGCTTGGCTTTCGACTTGATCGGAGCGCGCTTGGTGCCGCGCGGCGTTGCCGGCTTACGGCGCGATGGTTTCCGAGCCATTGGTCATCGCATCCGAGGCGCGCGCATGATTTCAGCGATTATGCCAGATGTCACCACAACCGGCATGACGACGTGCGAACGATGCATCACGGCCAGCGCCAGGGCACAGACACAGTCGTCGTGCATCCCTTCCGGGGCTGAGTAGCGAATTCCGGTGCGATGGTATTCGTACTCAAACTGGCTCAGTTCGATGACGATCGGACCATCCGGGATTCTCACCGTGCGCGACTGGATCGCGACGGCAAGACCCTCCATGAGCTTCTGCTTCGATGGTGCCGTAAACTGATAACCCTCGATGTTGGCGCCGAGATTTCGTTGCAGCATCTCAACGATTGGATCACCTACACCGGTACTGTCGATCAGCGCCGGTACGGAGCCCGTCGTTGCCTGGATGCTGTCGATGGTTTCCCGCCAGGGCAACCTGAACCGTTCCAGGCGGCAGACCTGCCCGTCCTGATCCAGCGCTATGCCGACGGTCCAGTCGACGTGCTTGCCGAGGTCCCAGCCCCAGACCTGAGGGCGGCCGGATGACATCGGACCGATGCAAGCCTCGATGGCCTCGGCACCGAACGGATTGCCCTCATCGTTCGATGGTTGCGCAAGAAACAGTTCCCGGAACGCGTGGGCCGGCATCTGCTCCTTGGCGTCGGCGATCTCGTCTCCGGCAAGCACTCCGGCCTCAACCGCATCGTAGGCGCTGATGCGATGATAGCCCATGTCGTGTGCACCCAACTCGGCACGCCTAGCCAGTCGATAGAACCAGTTCTTTCGCCCCTTGACGTTGCCGATGATCCGCATCCGGCCGCGCGTTGCGGTCAGCGTCGTGCGAACGGCAAGCCACGCCTCTTCCTTCAGGCGGGATGCCTCGTCGATGACGGCACCGTGTACGTCATCACCGTAGAGCGTGTCCGGTCGATCGGCGCCCTTGAACCAGATGATCGCGCCGTTGGGCAGCGTTATGGTCTTGTTGTGCCTGGCGGCTTCAAACATGCCGCGGGGCAGATATCGGCGCATGCGGGTGAAGGCGATGTCGGCCTGTGTGGCAACTGGCGCGATCCACCAATAATTGCGGCCTTCGCCGCCGCCAAGAATGGCCTCTTCCACGAGCCAGACGATGCAGCCGTGGGTTTTCCCGGATTTAGTGGACGCCTCGATCGCGCTTATCCGGCGCGGATCGTAGATCGCCTCCATCTGCTTCGGATACATCCACGGTCGCACGAATTCGATCGTCGTGGCCGATGGCGCCATTGCCATTGTAGGTAACCGGACGGCCAGGCTGCGCACCTGTATTGAGGACGAATTGTATTTTGTTCTCGACCGGGGCCGGAAGGTTTTGGCCGTCCGAATCGGTCAGCGCGACCCTGTCGCCGTAAATCTTCGGCGCCAGCTTGGCCGCAGCCCACTTGTGGGTATCGATCTGTGCCTTCTTGGCCCAGATCATGGCCTTGGCGCGCTCCGGGTCGAGCTTGCCGGAGGCGACATCTTTGGCGATCCGCTCCATGTGCTCCATGAGCTCCATGATGCGTTCCACCTGGAGGCAGCCCCTCAGCTCGATTGAGGCCGTGTACCGCTTCTTGAAGTCCTCGTTGGTGCTGCGCCAGTGCTGTACGGCCTGCCGGGTCGGCATGCCATTCTGGCGGCAGATCGCGACGACGCTGAGCCCGGAGCACATCTTGGCGATGATTGTATCCGCCAGTTCGGGCGTATAGCGGACATCCGGGCGTTTGGCGCGTTTCTTCGCTACGCTGTCATCACTCATGCTGTGGACCGGCTGGACTACCCTTCGAGCGTGATGCTGACGGCCTTGTCGCCCCTGCGGCCGGCGCCGATCTCGAACGCGACACGATCGCCCTGGCCGATGTCGATGCCGTCGGGCAGGTCGCTGATGTGGACAAACAGGTCGCCTTGGCCGTCATCGCGGCGGATGAAACCGAAGCCCTTGTCGGGATTGAAGAACTTCACCACACCGCTGAGCCGTGCACCGTTGGCCAAAGCCGATCTCCTGCCGCCAAAAACGACTTCGCCCGGCAGCCTTGTGGGCTCCGGGCGTCGAACACAGTAGCGATGGTGCGGACCCCTACAAGTCTTTGGCCCCAAAGTCAAACTATATTTTCATGGGGAACCTCTCTTACCTCGCTAGCCCGCGGCGCCTGCTTCCGGGGCCCGGCCAGCTTGCGCTGCGGCTTGAGCGGCAACGGCCTCATCACCGGAACGATCAGCGGCGCATGAATAGGTGGCGCCGGAGCCTCAGGATCGCGCCACGGCATCTCAGGCGCGGTGGGCGGCAACGGCTCGAAATCGTCGAGCCGAAGCACCAACGCAAGCCGTGCCAGCCCTCGCCACCATGCGAGATAATCGGCACGGGCTGACGCAATCGCGATCGGTGACGGCGCCCACGTCAGCGGGCAGTACGAGCCCGCGGTATACAGCCATTTGCCGCGGCACTCCCCGACGATCTTGACGTTGGGGCCGCGGTCGGCCGGAACCGGCTCCGGCCGGGGCATGACTTCCCGCCAATCCGGCCGCGTCCCCATGCTGGCGTGCATGACGACGATCGCCGCGGTGCGCAGCGCCTGGACAAGGATGACATCGCGGGGTGGGTCCATCACCGCAGTGACGCGCCCCGATCGCCATCGCGCCGTCGTCACGCGCGTTGACTGCGAGGTCGGCAGCCCGACGGGTTGACGCGGCTTGCGGGCACCAGGGCTGCGAGGATCGGCCAAGGCGATGAGGTCACCCATGATCGGCTCGGCTTCGGCGTCCCAGTCAATGACGAGATCGGGAACCACAGCGACGGCCTTCTCGATCCGCTCGGCGTCGGGGTGCGGCAGACCGAAGTGGGGATAGCGTTGGGCTGCGCTCTGGCCACGATCGACACCACCACGCATCCCATTCTCGGCGATGCGCTCCCAGATGCCTTCCGCGGATGATGAGGTCCGCTTCGACAACTCATCGCGGTAGGCCCAGCGAAGCAGGCGCTCGATCTCGACTTGCTCTTTCATGGCTTAGCCGGCTCCGTCAGATAGTCGGCATACTTTAAGGGCGGTGCCCGCTTTCTCTCAATGATTGCAAAACCGTCTATAGTCCCAACTTGCACCCATCCATACCGCTCAGCGACCCGTGCTTGCCTTAACGTCACGATGACTTCGCCCTGGACGCAGCGCATAGCCTTAAAGTGATGCGCTAGTTGGATGTCGCCAAAGGCATTAACAACATCTCCCGCCCTCGTTGTTGAGGCTAGTTGCTCGAACGGCATTTCATCACCTTTTCCTTTTGCTAGCATCGCATCGTGACCACACCAAAAAAGCGCGCGTACATGACAAAAAAGGTATGATCATCGTGGCCACACCCTCCGACAAAACCAATGCGCCACGGCGACCTCACATCACGACGGCGCCGTTCTCGCTGGCATCAAGCGCCTCGAACCATCCCGTCAACTTGTTGAACCGCAGCCGCACCATGCCCTTCTCGCCCGTGGTTCCGGCGAAGCGGACTTTGGCGACACGGATTTGTGCTTCGTCGCCCTCGTCGGGACGAAAGACGATGACGCCGTGATCCGGCTTGTTGAACCAGTGCGCGCTGCCTTCGT